GGTCATCGCGGCCTTGCGCTTGGCGTCGATGATCGCCGCCTGCGCCTGGGCCATGTTCCTGGTGCCCTCGCTCTTGGTCTTGTCGATGGTGGCCTGCTGCATCTGCAACTTGGCAGGATCCTGCTGGTTCATCAGGGCGTTCAGCTTGTCCTTCTCCGAGCGCGGCAGCGGCGACAGCTCGATGAGGGCCGGCGGCGGGATCGGCATGCCCTTGAGGGCGAGAGCGCTCATCAGATCGAACGAGTCGCCCATGACGTTGGCTGTGTTCGGGCCCTCGTCCATCAGGATCTCGACGTCGAGGTTGCCAATGGCATTGACCAGGATCGGCCGGCCCCATTCGTCGAGGCCGATGCCGTTGACCTGGACATACTGCACCGTCTGCTGGTCTTTGGTGACGCGCAGATAGCGCTCGGCCTGCCAGTTGCGCTGCTGCCCCACAAACAGGGCCCGGTAGATGCGCAAACGCCAGCCATTCCACGACTCGAGGAACGGCCCCAGCTCGGCGAGCGAGGCCTGCTGCTGCATGGCCAGTGAGCGACCCGAGACGTCGGCCGGCGCACCGCCTTGCGCGGCGAGCGCGGGGCTCGGGCCGAAATTGTCGATCTCTTGTTTGGCGTCCTGGTAGAATTGGGCTTGTTTTAAGAACTCAGCTTCTTGTGTGATTACTTCGATTTCATTGGGGTCTACTTCCCAAATCAAGACTCCATCCGCTCTTGCCGCTTCTGTTCTTTTGGTCTCGATGTCCTGGCCGTCGCCACCAAGAGCGCTTCGCCCGACCTTCAGCTGCCTGGCCGCCGCGATCCAGGCCATCTTCATTTTCGCAAAATTCATCGTGTCCTGCGGCCCGCGCAGGTGCCTCACGAAGCCGTAATGATCACCTTCCTCGTCGATCTGCACGACGAAGCCGATATAGCGCGAGATCGTCTGAGCGTTCTCGTTGTAGAAAGGCGAGCGGCCATAGTCGAGTATTGTCGAGCCGGCATAGAAGCAATAGCGCCACTCGCCCTTGGTCCTATACCAATGTTCTACCAGCCTCAGCTTCTTCTTGCCTTGCGACCACAGGTATTGCTTGTCGTATTCGAACTCGGTCTGCGAGTCGTCGCCGTGCGAGCCCGAGGCCTCGTCCCAACCCGGTTGGCCGTCCTGCGGCGGGAACAGCTCCTCGAACTCGTCCTGGGTGACGAACTTCGAGGTCCCCATGTAGCGGGCGTCCGAGATGTCGTGGCGCAGCGAGCGCGGGTCATAAAAGAAGGTCCGCGAATCGACCGGCGCGACATCGGGGTTGCAGTCGCCCTTGTCGCCGGGCGGCAGACCCAGCTCGGCCACGACGATACCGTGGCAACAGCCCATCACCAGCAGCTCCGACTCCTGCGCGTCCCAGTGGCAGGCATCGAGCGCCGAGCGCACGCACTGGGTCGCCAGCTCGGCGCCGGCCTCGTCTGGTGCATTGCGGCCGAACGCCTTGGGGTCGCCTCTCATTTTCTTGAGCACGCCGACGATACTGTTGATTTTCGGCCGGATGCGATTGAAGACGATCGGCGCCTGGCGCCTGGCGAAGAAGTCTTTCAATTGTTGTTTGCTAAACTGCTTGCCGTGATAGTATTCAATGGCAATCTTGGCCTCGGTGATCTCATCGGCCTTGAGCGCCACGAAATTCGAGAACTGCCGGCGCAAATCGACGACATCAGGCGGCTCGATCGGCTTCGCGTCGTCCTCGGCCGGCGCCTCGCCGAGCGGCTTCAGCGCGAACACCGGCTTGACCGGCGGCCCCGGCTGGGGCGGCATCTGCATGCCGGGCATCATGCCAGGTTGACCGCCGCCGGGCGGAGGCATGCCGGATACGCCAGTTGGCATCCCAGGCTGTAGGGGCGGCCCAGGCGACATGCCAGGAGGGAGACCACCCGGCGGCAGCATCCCACCCAACCCCGGCTGCGGTTGCTGCTGCGGCATCCCGAGCTGCGGGGCTAAGCGGAACGGCAAGACGTTGGCGGGCAGCGGAGGAGGCATCACCACCTCACAGCTGGACTAAGCGGAAAGCGCGGGTCAGGGCGCCACTGCACCCACTCCCGGCCGTGCGCGTCGATCGAGTGAATCTGGTGGTCGGTGATACGCGTCACCTTGCGACCCTCGGCCTCGGTCATGCTGCGGCACTCGGCCTCCGACAGCGGCTCGTGCGGGCCTGGGCCTGGCCTCACGCCCCAGTCGAGCATCACTTGCCGCGCTTGCCGCCACGACGGGCCTTGTCAGCGACCCGCAGCGCAATGGCGACCGCCTGCTTCTGCGGCTTGCCGGCCTTCATCTCAGTGCGGATGTTCTGCGACACCGTCTTGTCGCTCTTGCCCTTCTTCAGCGGCATGGCGTCCTCCTTCCGTAATTCGGCCGACGCATAGCTCAGACGCGGCATAATTCGCCTAATGCGCTAGACGCAGGGCTAAAAAATCGCGGCGAATTTCTGGTTCAAATCGACCCCCTGTTTGGACCAGAAAATCACATATCCGTCACGCTCAGACGCTCACGCGTCGGCTTCGACACCGAGTAACCCTTCATGCCGACCGGCTTCTCAACCCGTGGCAGCGGCTTGATCCAGGGCCGCGACAGGCAAGCATAACGACACTCGTCAACCGCATGATCCTCGGCGTCCGTATCAATGTCCTCGGGCCGATCATGGTCATGCTCCATCAGCGGCAAGGTCCTGATCAACGCCTTGCAAGTGTCGAAACAGAACAGCATCGGCGCCTCGTCGGTCCCGACCAAGCGGGCCCGCAGCGCCCCCCAGCCCGAGATGGCGCCGCGCTTGGACGCGCGGGTGTTGTCGGCCTCGCGAAACAACAGCGAGCCGCCAACCTGGCGGCCGCCTTGCCGCATCTGCTCGTAGATCGAAGGGCCGCCCGACTGATTGAAGCACGACGGATCGAGCACCCCATAAGCAATCCTCTCCCCCTTCTCACGCTCGATGATGCCGGCGCCGATCAGCTCGTTGGGGAGCTTCAGTCCGACCCAGCTCTCCCCAATCTTTGCGGCACCATACCATTCCCGGTAGCGGACGATCGCGCCTCGGGGAATGCGCCGCTCACCCGCTCCCAATCCCGGTGCAAGGCGTCCCAGACCTCCGGCGGATAGGACATGGTCGTCGGAGGCGACAGCCCACCAGCCGACGCTGAAGGGCGAAGCGGAACCCCAGTCCATGGATCGAAAACGAAGCCAATGCTCAGGCACAGCAAACGGCGCAATGACATGACGACCCTCATCCCACTCTGCGAAAAAAGCCCCCTCGATGGCGTTCCAGTCGCCCTCCAGCCAAGCCCGCACCAGCGCCGGGTTGCCGACCATCGTCAACCGCGACGCATAGCCAGGGTCCCGCTGCATCAAAATCCGGTTGTCGAGCAGCCGCGAGGGGATCACCGCGACCTGGTGCGTCGTGCCGTTCGGCAGATCCTTCACCAAAATGCGCGTCCACCTCGGAAACGGCACCATCTCATAACGCTCGCGAATCCAGGTCTGGCCAGGGCCGCCAGGATTGCCCGTCAGGATGATCTGCACCGGCACGCCGGCCGACGAACGCAGCGCCCCGAATAGCCGGAAAATCGGCTCAGGTGATGGATACTGCCCAGCCTCCTCAATCCAGGCATCAGTCAAATTCCGGCCCTGATACTCGCCAGCGTCGTCGATCGAGTCGAGATAGCCAAACCCAGCCCGCCCACCATGCGGCAGCCGCCAAGTCAGCTTCGACTCGTTGAACACCCCACCCAGCGGTCGATAAATCTCCTTCGAGCGGTCAATCGCATCCGTCGACGACACCGTCGTCCGCCGAAACATCATGGCGTTGAAGTTAGGACCCCACTGCGCCTCCTTCGCCGCCCAACGGCCCAGCACGCCATCGGTCTTGCCGCCACCCCTCGAGCCGCCAAAGAAGATCTCAGGCGCCGGACACTTGCAAAGCACCGCCTGCGGCCCAGGCTGCGGCGCCCAGACAACCTCCTCTGGCAAATCGGCGTCGAACATCAGGAGATCCGGCGAAAGCCGCGCTCGTCCAGGCGCGTGGCGAAGTGATGCGAGTGCGCCGGCAGCTCGTCGCACCGGAAGGAATGCGTGTGCGAGCCGTCGCCCGTGTAGACGCCAGGCTGCCAGGCTGCGTCGGCGAGCGGCACCTCGACCACCCGAGCCGGCGGCCACGCCTGCGCGACCTCGGGCGCCGCGACCGCAGCGCCGCCCGCGAGCCATCCAAACAATCCGCGCCGTGTGGTCTTCATCAGTATTCCTCCGTAGTGGTGGATGCGTTTTTATCTGCTCCGCGTGGGGAGAGTGCGCCGGGCTCGGTCGCGATGGTCAGCAGTCCATCCCCGGTCCCGCGCCACCACCCCCGGAGGGGGCCCCACCCCACCCTCCCCAGGCCCTCGGCCCCGTCGTCGAGCGTGCCAGCCTGGCCGCGCCTCTACTTGACCTGGCTAGACGCCAGATGATGGCCTTTCGGACGATCGGTAAGCGAACTCGCTATTAGTAATAACGTGCAGCAAGCCAATTTCCCCTCTGTAAACGGCTCAAGCAGCGTTTCGGGTAAGCACCTGGTAAGCGATCGAGCCCACCAGCGTGGCTCAGTTTGGCTTCAAGTCGAGCGTTGGTCCTTCGCAGTATTTCGCGGCGAAGTCCTCGACCGAGAGCGGCTCGTCCCTCACGACCTTGCGGACGGTGACAGTAGCAGCCAAGTCGATTGTCTGTAGATCGGGCAAAACTTTCGCAAGTAAACCTAGCGCGGCCCGCACTTGGGTAGCGCGCATCTTCCGCTTCCCTTTCACATGCTCGGTCAGCGCATTAATCATCAGCTTGGCGTCGATGCGAGCGCGGATATTCTGGTCGATGATAGGCGATATGCCTGTGCGCTCAGGCGCCGAGTGTGAAGGCCGGCGCAGCTGGCTCTTGGCGCTGTTGTTCCTGACGGGCGGCGCCGGCGGCTTATGCTCGCCGATGCGCAGGCCTCCATTTCCTGACACGCACGATTTCTCCACTTAACTGATTTGACGCCGGAGAGCGAGCCACTATGGTGGGTCTTGCTGCACCTTAGGCTTTCAAAGATTGGACCCATTGAGATGGACATTTACGACGACTCGAAGAGCCGCACTGAGCGGCGGCTTGAATTTTCGAGGGATCTCCGAACAGCCCTGCGCCGGCAACGCGTGACACAGGCTGAGCTTTCGCGTGCATCGAACC